GACGACTATGTAATTGCCGCGCCGCGTTCTGGCGTAACCATGCGGCTACGAAAACTGTAAGGAGGCCACCTATGAGTTTAGAATCTCTGCTTGACCACACCTGTAACATCTACCACCTCAAGAAAAGCGAGACTTCTCCCGGTTATGGGATGAAAAGCTCGCCCTCTTTTAGCTATCCGGAGGAGCCAGATGTCACAGGACAGGCTTGTCATTTCGGCGTGAAGTTCCGAACCGGCAGCATCACGCAGACAGCACCAGCGAACCTGATGGAGGCAAAGATCAAACTTACCCTTCCCATCGGAACGGACATACGACTCAATGACAAAATCATCGACTGTGCGACCGGGCTTGCGTACACGGCAGAGCAGCCGGTCAACGTCCGGAGCCACCACCTCTTTGCCTATATCAAACGAGAGGGGGCACAGAAACCACTCTAATGGCTACAGTAGAAATTGATATAAGCGAGTTCCGAACATTCTTCCAGCGTTTAGAACAAGCCGCAAAAGGTGGTTTCCGCAAGGAGTTTGAGAAGTTTCTTGACGGGATTGGCATGGACTTCCTGCGAATCGTGACGGATGAGTATATCAACCGGAACAGAAACGCGGGGGAAGCTCAATTAATAAATAGCTTTCAAAAAGGGAATGCGGGTAACATTTGGCATTACGAAGGGGAGGGAATGACCCTAACCCTTGAAGTTGGCACAAGTGTAAACTATGCGAAATTTGCAAATTATGACCATATGACGCTAGACCCGAAAAAACCGGACACTTATTATTTCCTCAAAAACGGGGAGATGGCCCGCTTTGTACCTGGTACGTTCAAGGGAAGTCACTTTGAGTATAGCGGCAATAAATTCAACAGCAGTTCTTCCGATGACACGGACGAGACACCTCCGAACCTCCCCGGTGCAACGACGTGAACGGAGAAATCGTCAGACAGAAAAAGATCGCCTTCCGCTGGGATGATACTAAAATATCACCCTGTAAAGGGTATCCATTTCTGGGAACCAGCAATCGAGGCGATGGAAAAACTTTATCCAGTGGAGATGAAAAAGAAGCTGCAAGAATGGCTTGATACCTTTTTCAAGTAGACGGGGGCATGATTTGTGGAACTGGAGCAGGAGATTGCAAGCATTATTACATTTGCATTGCACAGCGCAGAGGGTATAAATCCTTATTATTGGAATATTTCTGAAAATTTCGTTTTCCCTGCGATGTTTTTTCCCGTCCCGGAAATCACAACAAGTGGTGACACATTCCGTACATACGCTTCGATGTACTCGTGGTACATCAGCGTCTTTGCTGCAACGACGGAAAAAGCGCACGCAATTGGTCTGAAAGTCCTTACTCAAATCAAGCGGGCGCGAAACTATGTCCCATTGATTGATATTGGCGGGAATCAAACCGGGAAAAACCTCAGGCTGGAAGACCCTTTGCTTCAAAATGTCAATCCAAGCGTTGCACAAATAACGTTAAGGTGGACGAGCCGCAGGCCATACGACGCACCGGAGCCGCCCAAAGTGCAGATGCCCATTTTTCAATTTTATCACAAGGAGGATTCACCGAATGGCAACGAAAACGAAAGTCGCCGCCGAGGAAAAAACGGAACAGCGCAAAATTCCCATTGAGAAGTTGCGCCGGAGCTGCGACATATTGTTTGGGGTTACTCCCAGCACCTTTGATGGGGCAACTGTCGGCCTCGCAGGGAAATTCACCGTGGCAGAAATGCAGGCCCAGAGAGACGGGTGGCTCAATACGCCCGTCTCTCTGGGCCAGAGGAAGGAGGGATAAGTTATGGCCGGAGGGACATGGAGCAAACTGTCGGGCAAAGAACGGCCCGGCACCTATATCAACTTCCAGACCAAGGAGAAAAACATCGTCGGCATTGCCGAACGCGGCACGGTAATCATGCCGTTGCTGGGCCATAACTACGGCCCTGGCAGGGAGTTTATTACCATCGAAAACAGCGCTCCCGATGCGCAATACGCCAAGTTAGGCTACAGTGTCTACGAGCCGCCCTTGTTGCTTGTCAAGGAGGCGCTGAAAAGCGCCAAGACCATCATTCTGTATATCCCAACACAGGGAGAGCAGGCCAGCGGCAGCGTAGACATTGCCAGCGCTGGCCTTGTGGCGCTGGCGGAGGTCGGAGCGGGCGAGGAGGAAATTGAGGACAGCGGCGGAACCCCGACCCCGGCCCCCGTCTCTACGGTACTCTCCGCAAAGGCCATGTATGGCGGTGAGCGCGGCAACGCCTTGAGCTTCGATTGCGTTGTCAACGAGGAGGGCGGCTACGATGTCACCGTTTACCTCGATAATTCCGCCGTGGAGGAATTTGAAGGGCTGGAGACCGTAGGCGACCTTATGGCCGCAGGCTCCGAGTGGATTATCTTCAAGGGTGCCGCAGAGACAGCCTTGGACGAGTTCTCCGCCATCAGCCTGACTGGTGGCACGAATGGAACGACCGCCACCGTAGATATGACCAAGTTCCTCGACGCTTCGGAGGCGCTGCACTGGAACACAATGGCGTTCCCGTTGGACACGAAGGAGAACAGCAGCCTCTTGACTGCCGTGGTCAGCAAAATCAAGTATCTTCGGGACGACGTTGGCAAATACCGCAAGGTGGTTATTGCCAACTACGCCGCAGACTATGAGGGCGTTATCAACGTCTGCAACGGCTATGTTCTCAGCGACGGAACGGCGCTGGACGCAGTTCAGGCAACGGCATGGGTGGCCGGGGCAGACGCTGGCGCGGACTGCGTTACCAGCAACACCTATAAAGCTGTAGAGGATTGCAGCGGACATTGTTGGCCTGCTCTCCCACACCGAGGCCGAGGCCGCCATCAAAGCGGGTAAGTTCTTTTTCTCCTTTAACGAAAGCAACCTGGTTGTGGCCGAGTACGACATTAACAGCCTCACCACCTATGGAAATGGGAAAAAGGCAAAAAGCTGGCGCAAGAATCGCGTTACGCGGGTGTTGGACAGCTTTGGCGAGAGCATCCAGCTCAACTTCCCTCCCAACCGCTTTGACAACGATGACGACGGTTGGAACGCGATGGAGGGGATCGGCAAGACCATCCTCAAGCTGTACGGTCTCAAGTCTGAGGGCGGTGTAGGGGCTATCCGAGGCATTGACTACGACCGTGATTTCCTTGTTGACCGGAAAAGCTCCCACGGCGACGAGGTATATATCGATGTCGGCATCCAACCCGTGGACAGCGCCGAGAAGCTGTATTTTACTGTCACCACGCGCTAAGAAGGGGGGTAAAGCAATATGTCTCTCATGCAGTATAACAAAAACCCGATTTCTCTCCGAGAGGGCAAGGCTTTTATCGACGGCGTTGAAGTTCTTGACTGTATCAAGTGCGAGATCAAGTTTACGCCCGACGTGTGGACAGGGCGACAGCTTGGAGAACGCACCCCCAGTTCTCGCTGGCTTGGATGCCAAATCGCGGGCACCATTACCCGCAGGCGTAGTACACCGTGGCTTCGTGACGCCATTAAGAAGTACAACGAAACCAAGGGAACGCCGGAGTTCACGATTCAAGGAATTATGAATGATGAAAACAGCGAATATTATGACAAAAACGGCGCAGAGATCGTCACTTGCGTTGGCTGCGTCCTCACCGGCGACCTAAACCTCATCAATCTTGACAGCGGCGGCAACGTAGTTGAGGACGCTATCTCGTTCAATGTCAAGGACATTTTATAACCACACGGCTCTGCCCCCAGCCGGGGGCGGGGCACATTTTATGACAAGGAGAAATTGACCATGAAGAAGGATTTGAAATATTTTATGCGCTCCACGGAGCCGGAGATCGTCACCGTTCCTGGTCCGAACACCATTAAGGACGAGGAGGGGAATGTGCTTCCGCTCGAAATCAAAGTTCTGCCGCAGGAGGAAATCGACAAGATCAATGATTTCTACCGTAAACGCGCGATGGCGGTTGACAAGAAGGGCAATCCTATCGTCTACATGGGGGAAATCGTTTGGAAAACCGAACGGGACGCGGCCCGTGCCTCCCGCCACATTATCGTCGAGGCTCTTCAATACCCAGACCTCAAAGCGAAGGAACTGATGGATTATTACGGCTGTGTCGATATCACCGATATGCCCCTCAAGGTATTTAGCCGGTCAGACGAGTTCCAGTACGTTTCTCGAACCGTTATGAAGGTACTCGGTTTGATAAGTGACATTGACGACCAGGAGGAGCTTGAAGCGGCAAAAAACTAATCACGGAGGTGGGGAGTATCGCTTACTGGGCGCATATCCTGTGGCAACGGCATAACCTTCGCCCGGAGGAATTTGAAGCCATGCCCCACAGTAAGCAGCTCTTTTTCATCGCCTCCGAGTTAGAAGAGGACAGAAAACCCGTCAGGCATGACACGATACGCCTACGCAGCTAAAAAGGCGGAGGAGCCTGCGAGTTGCAAGCCCCTCCGCGGTTTTTATCGTTCAGTTTCTGTCTACGCTCCCACGGGAGCTGTGCATTTCCTATTCTTGCACCTTCACCTGGGCTTTGATGTTCTCCGCAATCATTTCAAGTTTGCGTTCGTCAATCCCGGCAACGGCCAGAATATCGTCGGCAGAAAAGAAGTTGGGGCCATCACTCAACTTTTCCAGAACAGCCTTTTGGATAATTTCGTCCCGATCCATCACTTCGCCCTCCCTGCCACCGTCTGGGCACAGAGAAAGTGGATCATCTCCTGCCTCATGCGTTCTGTGTCAATGGTATCCAGGTGCATTTTTGCACTGTCTTCACGTGCCATGTAGGGCGTTCGACAGTCATTCATTTTTTGAAAACCCTCCTTGATTTTCCTCAGGGGGCATGATAGAATAAATTTATCAATCCTCCGGGATTGGTGTGTAAGACAATCGGGTGTTACCATCCAAGCTGGCCCGGTTGTCTTACTTTTTTGTCAAATTGCTGTGGAGTTCATTGACCATCTCTTCAAGCAAATCAGTTTTCGTTTTCCCGGTAATCTCTGAGCACTCGCTAAATTTCCTAACCGTTGTAGCTGTTGCCCGTAATGCTATTTGCTTGTCTTTCGGCTCACTCCCAACAATCGGACGGCCTGTGCGCGGCGACATTCGTTCACCTCCTTTTGCCTAGGCACTATTATAATTAACGTCTAGGCAAAAGTCAAAGGTTTTCAAAAATTTCCTTAAAAAATTTTGCGGCTCTCATTTGCTCCTACCCTACCATGTCTCTGCCAGTCTTGCGTATGGACGGCAGCACCTCCAACGTCACCCATTGTACCAAATTTGAAGTATTCCTAAAAGACTGTTGAAAAATGGGGAAAATGGGAGTATTATGATTGACATCAAAAAGGGCTATTTGTGCAACCTTCCCTTTTTCAGATACGTTCTAGTGTTACCATGTGAAAAATTGATTAGGAGGTGTTGCTGTGCGTCTCAAAAGAAGCAAAAAGTCCATAATCTCTATCATTTTGTTGCTCTCCGTTGCTATCATCGCTCTTACCGGATGCTCTGGCGAAAGTAAGGAGGACAAAGCAAAGCGGGAGGTTCAGGAACGAAACTACCAACTAAAACAGGATATCAAGCAGCAAATTGAGGATGGTATGACGGCGGAAGTTTTGCAATACATCTCTGGTGACGTGATCGTATCACTTCAGACCGACGACGATTCTATCAAGGCTTCCGTGGATGTTCGCACCATACTCCCGCAGGCAATTCCCCTAGTGGCAGAGAATATTTGCACTTTATCCATCGATGCTATTGAGGAAAAGGACATTACAGACTATACCATCTCTGTGGACTACTATGAAGAAAGTAATCAGAACGGCACAGATGGTAGCTCGCTCGTTCACTGGCACACCACAGACGGAAACGAAGGGACATTCGTAAATGCAAAAGATAACGTCGTAGAGAATTGCACTATTGAAGAACTTTACGAATACTATGACAATTTTGGAAAAGAACCAGTGCCTAATGAAAAGAAAATAACACTTCAATTTTCCTTTGGGGAACGGACAGGAATCTATTCAGGAGACGTCAATGACGCCGATCTTCCTGATGGCTATGGAACGTTTACATCTCAAACACCAAAAGGCGTGGGATGGACTTATGAAGGTGATTGGAAAAATGGACATTGGGATGGAACAGGTACATCCACATGGGATAATGGCGAGGTATACAGCGGAGGTTACTCTAATGACTTTGAATCTGGAGAGGGAAAATTGACGACTCCAGATGGGTCATATTTTGAGGGAACATTTACGTCTGCTGAAAACCCAAATGGAACTATGAGTGCAACAGGGATTTACTATGATATTGATGGTACGCCACATGACGCTGAGATAATAGATGGAGAGATAATCCTTATCGATACGCCAGAAGAAGTTGAAGCTACGCCTTCTCCAGCGAATGAACCTTCTCCAATGGATGAACCTTCCGAAGATGAAGATATCCTTGCCGACGGAGGTGG